CATAGTAACACATAGTAATACATAGTAACACATAGTATCATGCCAGAATGTCATGCATCACGCGCTGCCACAATGCCATGCTCCAGACTGCCCGTCCCCCCCAGTGTGAATCTCTGGGCCGGTGGCGACATAAACCGAGTGCTTCCCCCGGGCGTGGGCGGTCCCGGGTTTTCGGCCCAACTTTTTTCCGAGGCTAAGTGTTTTTCACGCTCTAGAGCGTTGGCGCGACATAACAACGGGTGTATGTTGTGCTGGTCAAGCGAAAAACCAAGGAAAATAATAACATGGGAAAACGAGGCCCGCGACCAACGCCCACAGAGTTACTTGTGGCATCAGGCTCGTGGAGGGGCAAAGCTAGAGTCGCCGCCGGCGAGCCGATCGCCCCGTCGATCGCCCCAGCGCCGCCCGCTAGCGTGTTATCATCGCCGGAAATGATGGAAATATGGCGGGCTGTCTGCGGCAGAATCTCCGCGATTCAAACGCTTTCGCACGTCGATGTCTCTGCCATCGAGCGTTACTGTCACATCGCCGTCAGATACTCGCGAGCGAGTGAGCACGTCCTAGCACATGGAGCTAGCTACCCAGTCGTGGACAGGAACGGTGCGCTGAAAAACTACGCATCTTTTCCGCAAGTCTCCGAAGCAAACTCCTGCGCCGCGCAGATGCTCAAAATCGAAAGCGAGTTCGGTTTAACACCAGCGTCTCGCGTTGGTATGTCTAGCTCGCAAACACCATCACAAATGGACGACGAGGACGTTGACCTACTCGACTGACGCCGGCGACTCTGCCGTTCGATTCATCGAAAAATATCTCACCCACATTAAAGGCGAGCTAGGCGGGACGCCGCTTGTTTTAGCCCAGTGGCAACGCGAGTTCATCGAGAAGATTTTTGGCACGCTAGACGCCGATGGGAATCGAGTCATCAGGCAAACACTGCTAGCAATTCCCCGCAAAAACGGGAAATCTACCCTCGCGGCAGCGATTGCGCTCAAGCTACTTTTAGCCGATGGCGAGCCGGGGTGCGAAGTGTACTCGTGCGCGGCAGACACTTCGCAGGCAAAAATAGTTTTTGATGTCGCCCGGGGCATGGTCGAGAACTCCCCGGTGTTATCGTCGCGATGTAAAGTCTATCGAAACTCGATCGCCGTACCCTCTACACACTCAAGCTACAAAGCGATCAGTTCGGAAAGCTATACAAAACATGGCTTAAACGCACATGGGATAATTTTTGATGAGTTGCACTGCCAGCCCGATGCCGAGCTATGGCGGACGATGACAAGCTCGACGGGCGCACGCCGGCAACCGCTCACTGTGGCGATCACAACCGCCGGCTCGCGGCGTGAATCGATCTGTTACCAGATTTGGAAGTACGCCGAGCAAGTGCGTGATGGTGTTATTAAAGACCCCACATTCTTGCCGGTAATCTACGGCGCTAGCGAGGGGGATGATTGGACTTCCCCGGCGGTCTGGGCCAGAGCGAATCCGAATCTGGGCCAGAGTGTAAAGCTAGACGACCTCGCGACGCAGTGCGCACAGGCTATGTCGATCATCACGGAGGAGTCTGCTTTTCGGATGTTGAGGCTCAACCAGTGGGTCGGCTCAACGTCGGCGTGGTTGAGGCAAAAGGATTGGGAAAAGTGCGGCGGTGAGTTGCGGACAGACTTGCAGGGAAGGGATTGCTGGTGCGGCCTCGACTTGTCGAGCACGTTCGACACAACAGCCTTTGTTGCGGTGTTTCCGAGCGAGGACGGTTCGTTCGACGTGCTCCCCATTATATGGATTCCCGAAGACGGAATTGCTGAGAGGGTGAAAAGGGATCGCGTGCCCTTCGACACATGGGCTAGAACAGGTGTCGTGCGAACCACAAGCGGATGCGTGACTGATTACGAGACGGTCAAAAGAGATATTTTACAATTCGCGCAACAGGCCAATATAAAAGCGCTGGCAGTAGACAGATGGAACAGCACCATGTTGTCTACCGCGCTTGTCGGCGAAAACGTCAATGTAGTACAATTCGGCCAAGGCTATGGAAGTTTATCTGACCCCAGCAAGAGGTTACAAGGGTTAGTTGCGTCGCACAAAATCAGACACGCAGGGCATGAGTGCCTTGCGTGGCAAGCCTCGTGCGCGGCGGTACAACAAGACTCCGCCGGGAATATAAAACCATGTAAGGCCAAGTCAACTGGCCGCATAGATTCAATCGTTTCGCTCGTGATGGCGCTCGGCGTTCATGCGGCGCAAGAAACTGTAGCCGAACTTAATTGGGACATTTTGCCGCCACTCAAGACGAATCAAACATGACACAAGAACGCAGACCAGCAGCACGCGATTGGCGGATGGGTGAGATCGCGACAACGCGGACTCATCGCGACAATGAGCCACGCGACTACGAGGTGTTCCACTCGTCCGACTTCGGCGGCTCAACTTTAGAGGGCGTGCTGATGCCGGGGGTCGCGATCAACGCCGAGAACTCTCTGATGTGCAGCGCAGTGCTCGCCGCCATCCGAGTGATCGGCGAAACGATATCTACCCTGCCCCTGCACGTCTACCGCTCGCTCCCCGAGGGCGGTAAAGAGAAGGACAAATCGAACCCGCTTTACCGATTGCTTCACACGCAAACGAACTCATGGCAATCGAGCTTTGAGTTCCGCGAGTTGATGAATTTGCATTGCTGCCTATACGGTTCAGCCTTTGCCGAGGTGGTCCGCATCGGCAACGTGGTAAAAGAACTTGTCCCCCTGCACCCTTCTCGCGTTCGCGTCGAGCGTGTCGAGGGAGGACGCCTGCGGTACACGTTCACCGATCCTCGCACAGGGCAGAGGACTGTGTACCCACAAGAAAACATTTTTCACTTGAAGTGGCTTTCGTCGGATGGAATTACAGCCTTCTCTCCGGTGGCGTTGGCGAGGGACGCGATCAAGCTGGCCCGCGCGTGCGAGCTACATGGCATCGGTTTTTTCGCCAACTCCGCCCGCCCCGGCGTGGTCCTAGAGACAGAGCACTCCATCCCGCCCGAGGCACAGGAGCGACTACGCGAGGCGTGGCAGCGTGTCCATCGTGGTGGCGCGAACAACGGTGTTACCGCGATCCTGCCCAACGGTCTCAAGGCGCATGAACTTGGCTCGACAAATACCGACTCACAGTATTTGGAGCTTCGGAATTTTCAGTTGCTTGAGATCGGACGCATTTTCCGAGTGCCGCCCCATCTTCTGGGCGACCTCTCGCGTGCGACGTTTTCAAATATCGAACAACAATCGATGGACTTCCTCCAGTATTCAATACTGCCGTGGATTCGGCGATGGGAGTCGGCGCTGCAACTCGCGTTGTTTGCTGACGAGGAAGACACCGCCGCAGAATTTGACGTCCGAGGGCTGTTGCGTGCTGATTCACCTACCCGCGCGCAGTTCTATCAAACGACGATGAATCTGGGAATTTACAGTTTGAACGAGGTGCGTGAGCTAGAGAACCTACAGCCCATCGAGGGCGGCGAAACCCGGTTCGTCACGCTCAACGTGCAGACGCTAGACGCCGCGATCGCGGCAGCGGCGAACCCCGTGGCGAAGCCGCCGATCGCCGCAGAAAAGCCGCCCGTTGACGAAAAGAAAAAAGAAAAACGGGACTGCGGCACCGGCGCCGGCGGTTTCAAGGTCGGCAACACCTGCGCTACGGGTGGTGTCGCGGGCGAGGGCGTGAACTTCGACATTGGGAAGTTGCTGGAAAAAATCTCCAGCCCAGACAGCGAGCAAGGTTTTTCCATTGACATTCTGACGGCGGACCAACCATCAGATGGAATCATGGTAAGCACTTTTCATAACGACACGGTTCGTTCTGTCCGCATCCCGGTAGACTCCATCGCGAAGGCCGAGGGACGGGACACGCTACTTTCGTTCATCGTTAAAAATGCAAATGAATTTGTTGGACGACCAGACAGGTATCTCGGCGGCTGGAAAGATGGCAATGAGTTCTATCTCGATATTTCCACGCGATTCGATCCGAACAACGCTGCGGCGGCTTTAGAGGAAGCTAGAGTCGCAGGGCAGTTGGCTGTTTTCAACCTCGCGACGTTCAAAGAAACCTACGTTCAGTACGCCGATGGCGACAGCCGCAAGCCAAAAAACTGGAACACCTCATTTGCTCGCGCCCAGAAGGACGCCGGGGCAGACTCCGGCGAACTGTCCGAGCATGGACGAACGACTGTACGAAGCAGAGTGCTGGCCTTATTAGAGGCGAGGGGGTATAGTCAACAAGAGTCTGAGTCGATCGCGAATGAACTCGATGAGGAGATTAAAAATGGAAAAGCCGGTGAAAGTCGATCTAGCGACGCAGGGGTCGAAGCTGGAAGCGTTCCGCGCGTTCCGCAAGTGGGCGGAAGTGATTGCGGAGCGTCAGGGCCAGACGATGGACCCCTCGTGGTACAAGGACAGTCCCGAGGAGTGCCCCGAGCTTTACAGCTAGGGGACCACACCCGCAAACGCCCTTTTGATCCGCCGCATCGCGCCGGCGATGTGGAACGGGCAATGCCGGCGGACAAAAGATTGCACTTGTCGCGATCTTTTGTGGACTGCGGAACAGGGGCCGGCGGATTCAAGGCAGGCAACACCTGCGCGACGGGGAAATCCTCCGAAGCCGCCTACGCCGCCATTGTCGATCTCCTGACAATCAACGACAAGAATCCCGAGCACCGGGAAATAATTAAAAACGTCCGCGAGGCGGCTGTTCGCTTCGGGATGTTTTTCCCGTTTTCCGGCGATGCGTTCGCTAAGAACGTGGACGAACTCGTTGTCTACTCGACCAACAAAGAAGTTGGCGAGGCGGTCTACGGGAAGGGTTTCACGAGAACCATCGGCGGATGCTACGCGAGAACGCAAGTAGATTTTGCGGGCACCGCCACTCTCCATCTCGGCCCAGACAAAGAAACGTACTCGCACGAGATGGCGCACGCTCTAGACGCCAACCATGCTTTCTCAAACACCGACTCATGGAAGAGCGCTTGGCAAAATGAAATCGTCGGGGGCGGGAACATAACGAAGTACGCCGCCACATCGCCCTCCGAGGGGTTCGCAGAATTTGTTCGTGCGTTGGTCGCCGGACCGCCGAAGGAAATCAGAGCCAATATGCCGCAGTGCTATGCGGCGATCGAAAAAACTTTTTGGAAGAAGTAATGCTCATCCGCATCCCCGAATTATTTTCAGACTCGGTTGACGACGACGGCGTACACGCAGACGTGTTGCTCGCGACCGAAGCTAGAAACTGCGGCACCGGCGCCGGCGGGTTCAAGCCGGGAAACACATGCGCTACGGGCGGTGTCCCGGGGGCAAACGATTCAGACCCCGACTTCCCCGCCCCGGGCGAAACTCCCGTCCCCGCCGATCACGTCCGCCTGTTTCACTACACCAAGACGGCGGACATCGGGTCGCTCACGTCCGGCGGTATCGACATCTCAAAAGCTAGAGGCGAGACATACGGCGAGCCAAATCTAGTCTGGGCGTCGGCGTCAACGCCAGAGATCAACGGTCCGGTGGTCGAGTTTTCTGTGCCGTGGAATGACTCGCGAATGTACCCGCGACCGAGCGGACCCGAGGACGTGAAGAGGTTTGAGGCGGCTGGATCAAATGTAATGTTCTCCGACTCGATCAATCCTGCGGAATTTCTCGCGGTCCACCAACCATTCCACAAACTGGTTCGCCACATACGCAAGAACGAGAAAACACTGCGGAAGGCAATCGATGGCGGCTTCGACGGACTCGACCCGCTCACACCGGCGGGAAAGGCAGCGCAGTTCGTAAAAACGCACGGGCGGTCCGAGGACTGCGGCACAGGGGCCGGCGGGTTCAAGAAGGGCAACACCTGCGCCACGGGCAACGCGAAGAGCGACGACGCCCCAGAGAGTTTGAGCACGGCCGGCGACGCGATGAATTGCCCCCCCGAGTGCGAGATGCTGCAAGACGTGGATCACGGCGGCGACCTAGAGCTTTCGATGGGGACTATCGAGGTCTCCATCCAAAACTATTCAAACATCGCATTGCCGGAGAGCAAGCTAAAGGAAGTTTTGAGCGATGAAGAACTGGTGGCGGTCGAGCACTACACGACCGATCCAACCGACATCAACAACCATTTTCGATATGACGAAGTAACGGACGTTACGGATGAAGAACGCAGAGAGGCAAGAGACGCCCTGATGCCGGTCGATGTGCAGGGGATTTGGGAGGAACAGCCCGATGCGAATAAGGACGGAGAAGTCTACATCGCAAGCAACGTGGACTTCGTGTATGTCAATGAAGTTGGCCCAGTGTATGACCAGTTCATTGAAGACACGGCGATGGCTAAAAAAACAATGGACGCCATTCGGGATCGCGCCGTAGACCCAACCGCTGTTCCTGAGTTTGATAAAAATGCTCGATACACGAGCGATCCAGACGATGCAGGCGGAAGGGGCGTTGTCCTTCTGCCCGAAGCGAAGCCGATGGAGATCGACAGACTAAACGAGAGTGCGGCAACGCTCGTTGAGTTTGCCCACAACTTTCCAGACGAGGGTCCGCCGCGACAAGTGAATGGTCTGGATCGACTGACACTTTCGTCGGACTACAAAAGCCCAGAACAGGCACCCGTCAGGTCTGGCGATGAAATAGTCAAAGAAAAGCTAGACGAGATAACAAACAAATACTCCGAGGCAGACTATGACGTGGACACGTCATACATCGGAACAATAACCGCAAAGCAGTTACTAGACGAGCGTGGACTTCTAGACGATGTAATCGGAAAGAAGGCAGACGAACGCCGCCAAGGCGACGAAGAAATCGCAACCCTAACGGAGTCTGGACTCAATAGAATTTCAGAAATGAGCAACCCGTCGCAGAGCCGAATGGTAACGTGGCGTGGAGTAAAAGGCGACCACAGCGAAGAACTCGGAAACGCAAAAGTCGGCGACACGCTCAAAGAAAAGGGCATCTTCTCGACATCGGCAGACCCGCTACAAGCAATCAAATTTGCGTCCACAAACCCCGGCAAGTGTGACACGATCATCAGGGTTTTAGGCAAGCGTGGTGCGCCGCTTGAGAAGATTTCTATGATCGGCGAAGAGCGTGAGCTTGCATACCCAGACGCATCATCATTCCGAATAGTAAACATTGCAACAAGCGTTACTATTCGCTCCGAAAAGCCTGTGTACGGAGAAAGCAAAGTAGTTGCCACCCGAATCATCGATGTAGTGGAGAACGACTAAATGGCATTCATGCTCTATGGACCGGACGGCAAGCCAAAAAACAAGCCGGCGAGCGACGCGATCAAGCACGCCGGCGTTTCGACGTGGCCCGAGCTACAAGCGAAGCGAGCTAGAGAGCGATCGCCGAAGATGAGCGATCGAAGCCAGTACCCCGGCGTGGCCGACTGCGGCACCGGCGCCGGCGGATTCAAGCCGGGAAATAAGTGTGCAAAGGGTCGCGGCATGGCCGAGGAAATCGCCGCCGCCATCGCCAAAGGCGAGAAGCCTGTTATTAAGGCCAAGCACGCCGCGAAGATGATGGTACAAATGGCTCGACGCAGCGACGACGTGGATATTACAGACGTGGCGGTCGAGGGCACCCTTCTGTTCGGCGGCGAGGGTCTCGGATTCGCTCGCGACGCGATGCCACAGTTAGGGGAAAACCCAGAAGCGTTTTTTGCGTATATCAAGGATCATTTCGGTATTACTACCGAACGGAAGGATGTACGCCCGCTAGAGATAAAGCCGATGCAGAAGGAAATTTCCGGCCGGCGGGCGGGACGGTTTTACAATCGAATAGTAAAGAATGGTATTGCCAAGGCGAAGCGGATAGTTGTTACAAGCGACAACTATGTCCTCGACGGGCACCATCATTGGGCCGCAGCGGTAGCACACGCACTCTCAAACGACCGCGACGCAAAAACGCCGGCGTCTGTGATTGGCACCGATCACGTCACGGCGATGCGTCTGGCACTCGATTGGATGAAGTTACAAAACATCTCGCCGTCCACGATGCGTTCTGCGGCCGAGAACTTCGCGATCTACATCGAACGCCGTGCTGACTGCGGAACGGGCGCCGGCGGCTTCAAAAAAGGTAACACCTGCGCTAGCGGTGGTGTCGCCCGCAATCCGATTCTCGAAACAAAACTCCATGATTACCAATGGGCCGAGCACCCATATTTTCTCGGAAAAAAAACAGCGGACACGCCAGAGCCAGAACTCAATTCGGATCAGTGGGCAGCAGTTCACGCAAAGGGAGATGAGTGGACTATGGCGGCGCTCGCGGCTGTCTCCGAGGGGACAATGAGCGTGGAAGAGTTCAAGTCGCTAGGCGGTTATTTGTCGGGGAAAATTAACACAATAAAAGCACTTCCGCCAGTTGCGTATCACGTTACGGTGGCGGCGGACGCCGTAGCCGCGCAGGGTCTCAAGAGTAGCAAAGAGCGGGGCGTGAAGGGGGAAGGGTTGGGCGGAGGAAACCCGTTTGCTGTCAGCATTACCGACTCCACAAAAGTTGCTCTCGGAATCTACAACGGAATGCTTGAGGCAAAAGACGTGCTCGACGGCGTGATCACTCCGCAAATGCTTTTGGACGAAGCGACTCGCGGAATAAACGGCAAGTCATGGAACGCCGAACTTGTTAAAGCAACCGACTCATACGGCGGCGAGGGGTTCACCAAGCTAGTGCTTGCGGGAATGAGAAGAGATTTTATTAACAGTTTTGTTGAGAACGCACCGCCGAGGCCAGCGACAAGAGAGGAACGCCTAGAGGACGTGTTTCGGTTTTATCAATATAACTCGATCCACCGAGAGTCGGCGGGCGGGCAATACGACCCCTTCTTTTCCTTCAACGATCTAGAGGCTTTCGCAAAGCTCGATCGCAATCAGATAAAGATTTTGCGAGTCACGCCGGCGAGCGACGAGGCGAAGGGCGAGCACGTTGGCGGACCCGAGGGCGAGTACAGAATTTTTTCTGGC